AGTGGTAATGATGCTGCTGGTGGTACCGGTGCAAGAACCGTTACAGTCCAAGGATTGGATGGAGACTATAACAATGTACAAGAAACATTAACAGTAGGTGGATCTGTTGGAACAGTAGAATTTTTAAGAGTGTTCCGAGCTTTTGTTGTCGAGTCAGGATCTGTTGGAACAAATGTCGGTAGTGTGTTAATTACAACAGGAGCTGGTGGAAGCGGAACAGTATTAGCAGATATTGGCACCATAGGAACTGGAACAACTTTTGGATTAGGGCAGACACAACTTGCTGTATATACAATTCCAGCACGTTATACTGGATACTTAACAACTTGGAATGTTGGTGTTGGCTCTTATAATAGTTCCGTTACAGCTTCGTTGTATACTCGTTTATTTGATACTGGATATCTGAGTTTTAGAACAAGAGATATTATGGATGTTCCAGGAGGTTATCACACAAGAAATTATGATATACCATTGCTAATACCGGAAAAAACAGATATTGAAGTAAGAGCAATTGCTTCTACTGGTAGTACAATTAGTTCTTCTTTTGATCTTGTCTTGGTAAGAAAACGATCAGGTTAGAACAATAACTAGGTTAAAGATGATGTTACAGTTTAAAAGTTTCATATCAGAAGGCGTAAAGCTCAAGTTAATCCGTGGTAGAAACATGGATGTTCTAAAGATGTGGAATAAAGGTGATAGTAAGTGGGTAGAGCTTAGAGGTAAGCCTGGGTTTGAAACAAGGTACGATCCAAAGGATCCTTTACATAAGGCAATAACTGCTTTAGGTAAATCTGCAAATATATCAGATTTTATGAATGGAGATGAAGTAAGTATAAATCCAAAACACCCACATGGTAAGAAAGCACTTAAAACAATACAAGGGCTGATGAAACAATGAGCTTTGTAGAATTCATAACCGAGCAGAAGAACACTCATATGACTCACATTGAAGACAAGGTTCTTTATGGAGGAGTCAAAGGAACTCGTGAAGCAATTCTTGCCTTACGTTCGTTAAGAGATATGTTGAGAGGTGAACATGAAGGAAGTGTTAGCGTTAAGTGGGATGGTGCCCCTGCTATCTTTGCAGGCATCGATCCTCGTGACGGCGTATTTTTCGTCGCGAAAAAAGGGATCTTTAATAAAGAACCCAAAGTTTACAAGACCGCTGCTGATGTTGATTCCGACACTTCTGGTGATCTTGCTGCTAAGCTCAAGCTGGCTCTTGAATACTTGCCAAGTCTCGGGATTAAAGGAGTTATCCAAGGTGACTTCTTGTACGGGCCTGGAGATCTTAAAACAACAAATATACGAGGTACAAAGTACCTTACGTTTCACCCTAACACAATCATCTACGCAGTCCCAGTAGACTCACAAGCTGCAAAGGATATCAAATCTGCAAAAATTGGTATTGTATGGCACACTACATACACAGGCAGAACATTTGAGTCTATGAAGGCAAGTTATGGTGTTAATGTATCGAAACTGAAGAAGTCGAAGAACGTCTGGTCTCAAGATGCAATGCTACGCGATTTAACAAAACTTACTATGAGTAAAAAGGACACTGAATATGTTAATGAACTTCTTTCAGAAGCTGGGTTTCTCTTCAACCAAATCTCTGGATCAACTCTTCGACAACTTGAAGCCCACGAGGAGCTACCGCGCCTCATTGAGCAATTCAATAATAAGTATGTCAGAAAAGGACAAGTCATTGGAGATTCAAGAGGACATGTATCCAAGCTCATTAGGTGGATCAGACTTAGATATGCAAAAGAAATATCAGCCCGCAAGTCTGAACGAGGCAAAACGACCCAGCGTCAAAAGCTAGATAAGATACTAAATTTCTTTTCTGAAAACAATAAAGCTGGTCTTGAAAAAATCTTTGAGCTACAAAAGACGATTGTGTTGGCCAAACTAAAACTTATAAATAATCTGCAGAAATTAAGTTCTGTTGATACGTTTGTTAAGACCCGTTCTGGATATAAAGTTACAGGTGAAGAGGGCTATGTGGCAATCGACAAACTTGGTGGTGATGCAGTGAAAATTGTTGATCGTATGGAATTTTCATACAACAACTTTTCACCCGATATTTTAAAAGGATGGGACAAACCAGGAAGAAGCTAATGACTTTAAGTTTTAAAGATTTTATGGTTACACCTGTAGAAAAAGGTGAAGACGAATACCAAAAGTATAGAGCTCATAAAAGACGTAGAGGTCAAGGAGCAGGTTCAAATGCAGAGTATGCATCTACGAACCCTCCTCGTGTTGATGAACAAGAAGAAACAGATGAGGCATTATCCATGTCTCAACGTCTTGCAAAATCTCGTCAAATGAAAAGATATAAGACCAAGATCAAAGTTGGTCGTGAACGTGCTATGCGCAAAACTGCTGATATGGGCAGAATTAAAAAGCGTGCACAAAAACATGCTCGCATGCAACTGTTTAAAAAATTGTCTAAAGGTAAGTCGCCATCAGAAGTGCCATTTGCCAAAAGACAAGAACTGGAAAAACGCCTAGATAAAATGAAAGATCGTATTGCTCGGATGGCGAAGCGATTGATCCCTCAAGTAAGAAAAATTGAAAAAGAACGTAGAAGTAAATGATCAACCGGTTTAAGCAGTACCTTATTGAAGAAGAGAGAACAGTTTATTTTACCTTTGGTAGAATGAATCCTCCTACTATTGGCCATGGTAAACTTATGGATGTACTTGCTTCCAAGGCCGGTCGTAACCCTTATAAAATTTATCTATCACAATCTCAAAATGCCAAGAAAGATCCAATTGCTTATTCTGATAAAGTAAAGCATGTGCGTAAGATGTTTCCAAAACATGCTCGTCAGATATCTGTAAACAAGAAAGCTATTACTCCTTTCTTTGCATTATCAGACTTATATAATCAAGGCTTCCGTAAAGTTGTTATGGTTGCTGGCTCTGATCGTGTTAACGAATACGAAGTACGTCTCAACAAGTATAATGGTAAAAAAGGAGCACATGGCTTCTACAATTTTGATGGTGGTGTACAAGTAATATCTGCTGGTCAGCGTGACGCTGATGCAGAAGGTGCAGAAGGAGCATCTGGCACCAAGCAACGTGAGTATGCTAGTGCAAATGACTTTACTAAATTTTCTCAAGGCCTTCCTAAAGGAATGTCAAACAAAGATGCTCGAAAGCTATTTAATGATGTTCGTAAAGGTATGGGATTAAAAGAATCAAACAACTTCAAAAGACATATTCAACTCGAGCCCGTATCAGATTTGAGAGAAGCATATATCAAAGACGGGCTTTTCCAGCTGGGTGATGAAGTTGTAATGTTAAAGCACGACATTGTAGGCAACATCCAACACCTTGGTTCCAATTATGTTATTGTAGAATCTAAAGGTGAGACTTGGAGATGTTGGATCAACGATATTGAAAAATCCGATCCTAATACACAACCTAAGTGGGATGTCTATGACTTACCCAACGAAGATGAAGATGGTGTGGTCAGAGAATCTCTTAATGAAGAATACAAATATGAATGGGGTACAGATGCATCAGCAAGACATGCTCGCAAAATGACTCCAGGTCAATCAGAACAAAGGACACCGCAAGATAGAGATATTGCGGATCGTCCAGGAACTCAGCCATCAAGATATCATAAGGGTCTATCCAAAGCAACTAAAGCTGTTCGGGACCGGCAGTTTAAGAAACAATCTAAGATGGCTGATGACAATCCAGCTGCATATAAAGATGCACCAGGTGATAAACAAGCTCGTAAAAAAGGTATGCCTTCATCCAAGCATACAAAGTTTGTACACAATATGATGGGAGAATCTCTCGATAGAGTAAGAGACAGAAACGCCCAAGACCGTGAACGAGTTGCAGACAAACATCGCAAAGAAAAAGAAGCAATGAAGGTAGCTCACGATCGTAGAGTTGATCGCGCTCGTCGTCAAGCTACTATGCAGAAGAATCAAGGAATGGATGAAGCATCATTTGCAGATAAATCAAAGGCATCAGGAATTTCAACAGGCACTCTAAAGAAAGTTTATAATCGTGGGGTTGCCGCATGGAAGACAGGTCATAGACCTGGTACAACCCCGTCACAATGGGGCCACGCGCGTGTAAATGCGTTTATTAGAAAGAAGAAAACTGGTGGTCTCAACCACGATAAGGATTTAGCTTAGGAGGCTATTATGAAAACAACAATAAACCTTTTCAACGAGGAAAAACAGACAATGAAAACATTTTTTCAATTAAGAGAAGGGCTTAATGCAGTATTTGAAGATGTTGAACCTACGACGGATTCAAATAGCGCAGCTATGGAAAAAAAATATAAACACATCCATAGTAAAGTTGCTAAATCACTTGGTATGAAACACGACGATCTTATACACGATGGTCGATCAGGTGACGAACACGTTTATAAATCATATAAAAAAGATGGCATGCAACATCACGTATATAATACTAAAACAGGTAAAACTACTTCTGTCCATCATAATATTGGTGATATGGAACATTCATTATCGCATTCTCAATTCGCATCAAAAATGAAAGGTGCTAACAAAGGATCGATAAAATTAGCACATGATTCTCATAAAGAAGAATTTTAGAGGTAAGCCATGAAAACATTTTTTCAACTAAGAGAAGATTTGCAGCAACTTGATGAAGCAGAGGATGCATCAGTAACTAAGAAGATTGCTAAGAAGGATCCTGATCATTATCATATTGCAACACATGGTCACGAGCATGTTTATGGTGGTACACAACCAGATCATGAGACTCAGGTTTATCATGTTCATAATTCAAAAACAGGTAAGACTCATAGCATTGCTGTTGAGCATGGCGGGGAAGAATATCCACATTCTGACATGCGCAAAGAAGTTCCTGGATTGGATAAAGTTTCAACTGCTGCATCAAAGTCTATTCACAAAGACCTTCATGATAACGTACTATAAAGGTAAGAGCTATGCCAAGAGGTCAAACACGCGATCCAAAAAAACCTGAATTTTATGATTGGAACCATGAAGCTAAAGATGAGCATGGAAATCACAGGTTTCCTGTGGGTACAAGAAAGCATCATGTGGGCCGGGAAGAGTTTCATGCAATGCATCGTAGTACTAGTCTATATGGAAAGGATCGGGGAGAGGCTCATAAAAAAGCTGCAGAAGCGCACGCTAAAGTACAAACATTAAAAGGTAAGGATCTACATAAAGATCATCCTTTAGTTCATGCAGCTATGGCGGCTACAAAAAAAGCAGAGGCTGCTGATCATAGAGCACATCAAGCAAAAATTCAAAAGGGTATAGAGACTCACAAGAATATGGTGAAAGCCGCTGCTAATCCAAAACATCCTGACCATGAAAAAGCTAAAGAGCACATGAAGGATTTTCATAATATGCGAAAAGCCGCTGCAGGGCATAAAGTTCCAAATAATGATCCAAATAGTTCATTTAAACACATTGACCACGGGTATGCAAAGAGTGTGACAAAGTCAGAACCGCATAAGTATGGTGATCATCTTGCGAAGATAAAAGAAAGTTTGGACGTAGATCCACAGTCAATGGATAATAGACGATTGAGCTCTATTGCTCGTAATCCAAATCATCCTTTGCATACTCATGCCAAAGCGGAAATGGATAGACGTAGGCAAGATGGTAGAGCTAAGCGCGTCGCAACAGAAGCAAAAGATCCTAATGAATATGATAACGAAGGATCAATGATGAAGTCTCAACTTCGTCAGATCTGTTCTGCTAATGAAAAGCTAATGTCTATGGTCAAAGATGACGATAATCTTCCTGAGTGGGTGCAGGCAAAAGTAACCAAAGCAACAGACTATATTCGTTCTGTTCGTGACTATCTTGAATCAGAAAAGATGGAAGAAAAGACACTTACTCCTGCTGAACTAAAAAAGCGTGAGAAAATTGCAAAAGCTATAGAGAGGGATAACCCAGACATGCCTATGGATAAGAAGATGGCTATTGCAACAGCCACAGCCAAAAGAGTTGCAGAAAGTAAAGATGATGAATATCATAAGACTCTTAGCCAAACAAAGAACTCTTATGAAGGTATTGCAGCTCTGAAAAAGAAACATGGTATGTCTCACACAAAGGCTGTTGCTACAATGAGCAGACTTATGAAAGATAGCAAGCCAGAGAAAAAACTAAAGGATACGTCCGGGCGTAAAGCTGATAGGTCTTGGGCCAAATCAAAAGAATTTGATTGGCACGCTAACATGGATGAAGGCAAAGTTGATGAATTAAAAAAATCAACTCTTGCTAGCTATATCAAAAAAGCAAGTGACGACCGTGCAAAGAATGCTTACGATATAGGCAAATCTGGTAAGATTAATTACAAAGGTCTTAAAAGACGTCAAGGTATCAACAGAGCTGTTAACAAAATGGCAGCTGAATCAACACTTGATAGAATCAAAAAGATATTGGACAGATGAAAAAGTTTACTGATCACAGAGCGGATGAGATAGATCGGATTTGTGAAGAGTGTAATCTTTACGAAGACCTCGAGATTACAGAAGCTGAATACCAAGGCAAGAAAGTGACCTTGAACGATCCTATCCGTGGAGGCAATAAAAAGTTTTATGTGTATACCCGTAATGATAAAGGGAATATTGTTAAAGTGTCTTTTGGTGACACCACCGGTTTATCCATCAAACGTGACGATCCAGATCGTCGACGTGCCTTCCGTGCCAGACATAACTGTGACAATCCTGGACCCAAGTGGAAAGCAAGATACTGGTCTTGCTACCAATGGCGTGCTGGGGCCAAAGTAGATAACTGATTGGATAAATAGACCCATGGCAGAAACAACATCAATACGACTCAGTAGGATAGAAGAGAAGCTAGATAAGCTGGCTGATGCTATGGTTTCTATTGCTCGAGCCGAAGAAAAGATGACCGGATTGAAAGAAGATCACGACAGAATGTACGAACGAGTGAATAGACTATCTCAGAAACTTGATGAGATAGAAAAGAAAGTAGATGATAACGCTAGAGTTGTTAGCGTGATTAATAAGCTGTTCTGGGTGGCTCTTGTGGCCTTGTCTGGATCAATCGCAGCCCAAATATGGATGTAAAAGGAAAGTAAAATGAAAACACAAGACATTAGAAATATGGGCCAAGCATTTCTCCAGGTCCTAGAAAATCAAAAAGCAGCAATAGCAAAGAAACTTGCTAAGGCATCTGCATCATCAGAGAAAGGAAAAGCAGCTGTAACTCTTCCAAAGGCTCCTTTTGAGATTCCTGAAGATGTACCAGTTGATGAACGTGATATGTTCATGGCAAGAGCAGCCGCTGCACACAAAGCAGGCAAGACACACTTCACAATGCCTGGTGGTAAGAAGCACCCCGTCACAATGAAGAAAGATACAGCACAAGCTGTTAACTCTTCAACAAATGAAGCATCAGAGCCAAAGAATCAAAAGGAGATGTCTTCTCTAGATCATCCTGCCCACAGCCGTGTCAAAGAAAAGCTGTCCCGCAAAAAAGGTGATGATGAGGTAGAGATGAATCCTACCAAAAAGAAAGAAAAGAAAGACCAAGAGATGAATGGTGATATGGCCAACGAGTCTCTTGTACGTGCTGTTTATAAACGCATCATAGAAAAAAGAGATGCTCACTATAAGAGTGCAACTGACCCTGAAACTATGGATGATAAATTCAAAGGGGCGGGTGCTAAGAAAGCTAAGTCAGATTTAGAAACAGGTGCTAAATTTGATGACACAGAAGAAAAAGGACACGAGGATGCTGTAAAGGCAGGTCGTGTTACTAAGAAATCTCCTGCACGCAGAGGCGATCAGCAAACAGGTGATACAAATATAATTAACAAACCAATGGATGTTACAAAATCATAAACAAAGTGAGGTTATTATGAAAGGTCCAAAGAATGCAATCCCAACTCTAAAAGGTTGGGCACATGAAATGACAGGCGAAGTTCTCAAGATACAAAAATTTACTACAGATCAGATTGATGAGTGGTATGTAGCTAATAATCGTATCAACAGAAACAAATGGTTTTTGGAAGCTAGTGAGATTGATCAACAAGTTGAGGCAGATGTCACTCAAGGAAAGATTGAAGCGGCAATGATTGATCAAGTTCAAACTGATCCAAATACACTGACAAAAGCTGCTTTAGAAGAATATGGTCGTGAACTTGGTGTTGAGTTAGATCGTAGAAAAACAAAAGCAAATATGATAATTGATCTTGAGGACTACTTAAAAACACTCTAAATAACATAAAAAAACAGAGTGTGTAATGGAAACTATATTTAATACATTAACTGAAGACAACTTGATCATATATGCTGCAAAGCATTATTATAATCCTAAATGTACTCATGTTGATGAATTCTATGAGGATTTGAAAAGATTTAAATATATTAAAAGGTTGATAAACAGATATCAAGAAACTGGAAAACTTTCTGAACGATTGATACTAAACCATTTAATTGTTGCTTTTAATGTATTTGGTATTGAAGCAGGTTTGAATATTCTAGAATTAAAATTATCCGAGGAGCAGTGGCCAATAGTAAAACCATTTTTAAAACTGTTAAACTATATTGACGAGAAACAATATCAACAGTATAATGAGGACCACAAAGTACTTAATGCACTAAAGGATATCTAATGGGAATAGTTAAAAGAGCCGCTGACCTTGCTTTTACATTTCGATTTATTCGAATGTTGGTAATGAAGTGGGAAAACTGGGATGCATATAAGCTCGGAATCATTGACGAGAATGGCAAACGTGTACGTTCAGTTCAATTAGACACAGATGAAAAGAAGTCAGCATACACTCCATTCATTAGACTTGCTGCCAATGTCAAGAGACTTGTTGGACAAAACAAACTGACGTCTATTGCTTCTGCATTATTTCTTATTAAAGAGGACCAACAACTTACAACTAAACAGATCGAAGGGATTGTTGAAAATTTAAATCTTTCTCGCTTAGATTTTCTTAATGAAGAAAGTCAGTGGTATGTACTTGAAGACAACATGTTGTCGCCTGGAACATACAGACTAAGAGAAGATAAAGTTCTAAATAATACTTGGGACGATATTGTATTTTCAGGAGACAAGGTTCGTATTGCAGATAACAGTTATCCAGTTGGTGATATGTTTGGATTGTACATTTATGAAGGAACTCATGTTCGTACTAACCAGAAAATTTATATGACTGCTGGAGAGATACTAAGGTGAAAACCTCTGAATTAATAAAGAAGTCTCAAGCAAAAAGAGGTGCTCCAGGCACTCTCAAACGTAAAATAAAAGGTAAGATGACGATTGCCAAAGCAAAGGCGTTAAAGAATAAACCAGGAGCTACTACATTGGATAAGAAGCAGGCAAACTTTTTTATCAACATGCAGAAAGAAGAAATGACTACTGCTGCAGATGCTGGTATACCACAAGACACAAAGAATATGGGTCCTAAGTTTAAGACTTATAGGGTATTAGACAAACGCCGTAAGAAAAACACTATGCCAAGATTACTGAAGAGGTTCCAAGAATATATTAAATGAANATTT